TCGAAGGTGTGCAGAGCGGCTCTACTAAAGCGCGCTATTGTTCACGAAGGACTCGGCTGAAGTAACCCAGCATATGGTCTGCCTTCAAACTACGTTGCAGTTTCACATGTTCACCCGTCCAATGACTCGCTGCGTAACGAAGCACTCGCAAGCCTTTGCGGTACAAGTTGCGATCCGTAGCAGTGTTGGCCCAGTGTCGAAGCATATCTTGACTAACGTCGGCTTTGCCAATTTCCACGTGATTTTCCACGCGCACGTCGCCCGTAAGCAAATGCGTAAAGTGTTTGCAGAATGTGTGATTGGATAAAAGCTCCCGCATTAATGCTTGATGACAGGTGAGATCCAACTCGTTGCAATGCTGTGCAATGTCTGGGTGTCGGTAAGCGAAGCCAGCCTCGTAAGCGTATGAGAGCATGCTCTCAGCTATCTGCCGGGTCTCAACCTTTAGACGGTACCGGTAGTACAAGATTTGCGGATCCTTGAAAATTCCTTCAGAGGTGAGTCTCCAGCCCACGAACGTGGCAGGTGTCTCAACTTGCGTCTTCAGGACAAAGTTCATTCTTGGTTCCAGCAATTTCCAGGTGGGTCTCTCCAGCTTGCCCGGGTACCAGGCAGCGTCGTCGCCCACAAAACAAGCCGGTTCAGTCGGACCATTGCCATTTGTCAGTTGATAACGAGCGTTCGCCAACATAATACCGCATAAGGTGTTACCAAGTATAGTCTCGCACTCGCCTGTGAACCGTTGGACATCGTGCTCGCCGAACCTTGAGTGCACATTCATCTTCCAATCTCGATAGGTGTTTATCATGTCAATCGGCGCGCCCATTCTTTCGTAGACTTTGATGCAGGCTTCCATGATGATGCCGTTTTGCGACTGGTCAAATGCCGTGTAATCAATGCTTTGCCCACTACTGGAACGCCAATGCTCTTTACACCACTCGTCGAGTGTTGAAGGTGAAGTGCCGATGTGCACATACAAATTGTCCGGCAGGGACTTTAACAGGCATTGCGTCATGACTCGCGTGAAACCTCCTAGCTTGTGGAAAACTGCGTCGTGCATGGTAGCTAGAGTCTGCAGCGGCTTGGCATCCCCATTCAAAGTTTCAGGCTTGCATTTGTACTCATTCTTGAAGCCTATGTCGATGAAATTCTCTGGGTGCACATTGTACTCATAGCCGTAGGCGAAACTAGCTCTTTCTCGTGCATTGGCGACAACTGTGCTCGTCTTCCGGTCGAATCTGTTAGCCTCATTGGCCAGTACTGCCTCGTCGTAGTCATGGTCACTGTATCGGTAACGACCCAAGTTTGGAATCATATCGCATACGCTATTGAAAAGCGCATTGACAACGTCTTGATTGGTCATGACTGTGACTTGTTTTTCTACCGAGTCAGCAAAGCGCAGACGTTTCTTGACTGCTGCGTTTCTTGCCGTAGAGTCCTTGTTAGACATTTTGTGAGCACCTTCTATGAAAGCCGGATCAGCACCCGTCTTGGAAACAACGGCATTTGTGTTGTGCACATCGGATCTAACTTTGAATCTGGGGGTCTGACCGTCAATGTTGCCCTCTGGGAATTGCTCGCTGGGGCCCGTCTTATCGTGCCAAAGTTCTCGCAGTTCATTTGGTTTCGTGTTTAGGAAAGCTTCGCGTAAGGCGTTTGGTTCCATTCTTACACTCGACTGCTTGAGCACGCTTTTTTTAAAGACGTCCAAAGGCTTGTCTGGTTCTTTAACCTTAATAGGATCGACCAATTGGGAGTACGCGAGCGCATCCAGATTCTCAACGGTCTCACCCTTGCGATTCTTGTGTTCCTTGTATGCGGTCTCTGCCCTTGATTTGCGGCCACCTTCCATGAGCCAGGCTGGTTCGTCTTTGTGTATGTCAAATCTTTTGAGCGAGTAACCTCTAGGATCCGATTCATCTTTAAGGAGCACGGGAACGTGCATCATCTTGTGATTGGTAACCTCGGATAGAGGGAACGCCAGCTCACGAAGACACCAGGAACTCTCTGTGGCATTGCCGAGATAGGCGACCAGGTCGAAAGGCGGTAAGTTTTCTAACGAAGTGCCATGGGTCAAAAGCCAAAGCCTGTGAAACAGGGGATTTTGGACAACCATGTTCCGGTATTGCCCTTCAAACACGAAGTCGAAAAACAATGAAACGTTCTTTTTCCCTCTTGTAACCGCAGTCCACAATGCATTGTGGTCCGGGTGTTTTAGGTACGTTATGTTAATCTCGACTGTGTAGTCCTCATTGTAATCTTTGCCTTGACTTGACGCGTATGTCGTTGCCGGCGCTCCGAAATAATCACTCATTGTGTTCACCATACCTCTGGACGGCACAATCACAGGCTGACCCGCGGGAACGCGGTCTACAGCTCGGAATTTCGCTTTGCTGTTCTTGCTTGAAGACGGAAGGCCTAATGCTGCGGCCACTTGCTGAGCTAGACGACGTGTGCCCACCATGTATTTGCTAATGGCCCACGCGAAGTATTTGGCCTCTGGCATAAACTTCTGCGTGTCGTTCAATGGACAATCTTCTTTAGGCTCGTGCCAGCTCATTTGATGAGGGTCCCCAAGCATGAGGATCATCTTTATGCTGGGATGCAATCCTATAAGAGCATCAACATACCCGGGCGGGTACTTGCTCAATTCATCTATCACCACGATGGGCGAATTGGTGTGCATCAAGCCTATTTCGAAGGTACAGTTGCTGTTGCTCTTAACGGAGGGTCGTCTCTGCTGTATCCGCAGTATTTCGGCCCAATCGTCGCGCAGCGCAATTGTGGGACATATGGCCGTAACTGGTTGATTAGGCGTCCACCACTCTTTGCCTTGAATGGCTTCTCTGGTGGCGTGCGACTTCCCACAACCCGGGTCACCGGTCATGAAACTGATCTGCACCGGAGCAGGATTTCCCATCTTGAGTGTCTTTTCGTGCATTTGCAGGTGCTTTTCACCACATTGTGTGAGCAAGGTGCCTGTCTTACCGGAACGCAGCGTTCTCATGTAAAGTGACGCGCGATTGTTGTCTGGCACATAGCTCTTGAGCGTGTGAATGGCCTCCAACTTCGACGTGTCGATTGAATCGAACCTAGCAGTGCTGCCGTACGAGAATTGTTTGTACTCGGGCTCCTTCGCTAATGAAAAGTGTTTGTCCGCGTAATGAACTATCGCAATTGGTCCACTCTTGACACCATACATGCTCGGGTAATCGACAGGTTTAGGTATTACTTCAATGGCCACGTGACACATGAGGGCTAGCGCTTCTAAGACATAGATGGAAAGGTACGGTGATTTGTGCTCCAGATCATCCAGGAATTCATTTGCGGGCTTCTCATTGAGCTGACGCCACAGTTCACCAATTGACCGTCCTGTAAGTCTATCGAAAACTTGCAGTAAACAGTCTTGTTCTGGCGGCGGCTTGATCGCGTGACAACCTCTGGCCTCGCTCAGTAGCCTCGCATTCCATCGATCTTTCGTAGTGACGCCGTAGATAGCCGTCATCCACGTCTCGCGTGATGCATTCAACGGTACACGTATGTTGTAGCCAGCGAATCTGACAACCCGGTCCTCGGCGCGAACTATGATCTGTTCGTCATCCGCGAAACCTTTGATCTTGGGTGGCGCTGCTTCGCCAGGCTTGGTGTCGGGCATTATCTGCACTTCGTTTTCGGCGTCATCAGTCGGTAATACGATCACTTCTTGATTGCCTTCTTCATCCTCGACTTCCACCATCTTACTCTTTCCCTTTGCCCTTTCGGACACATGGGCTTCTTTAGATGAGATGGAGGCGCAAGAGTGGCAGCACAAAGCACCAGAAACTCCTCGGGCGCGGAAACCTTCAGCGCAAAGGGGCAAATTGCTCAACTCGTTAAGGGGCAAAAGTGGATGTTGACTGCATAGGCTTGAGCTTCCGCAGTGTTTTGACATTAGAGCTAGGTCGTTTTCGACACAAGCTACAAGAGACTCGTCCACAATACCCTCGTTGAGGTTCAGCTTCTCCCCCCCCACTGCTAAAGAGTCATGTTCCTTGGCTTCCGCACTAAGATCCGTAATTTCCTTGATGCTCTGAAGCACGTCTTTCTCTTTCAGGTGATCTTCAAACTTCTTTTCGATGCGTGCGCGTGCAACATACTTCATGTGGTCCAAAGTCGATACTGACAGGGTAACGGGCGGCAAACGCGTATCGTAATTGGCGGCCTCAGCAATTGTCCGCTGAAGCGCCTCACGTGACGGCATTTCGAGATTAACCATTTCAGGTCTGCCCTCTGAGAAGTCCACCTTCGCCAACGCTCGCGCGTTGGTTGGTTCACTGATCATTTCCTTGAGGAACTTACTCTGTGTCATCTTCCGATTTGCCTCCATGTTGTTGTAGACGCTGGCTTTAAAGCGGCCTATGACTTCCGACCACATCTTCTGGTTGTGATCCGCGTACACTCCTGCAAACGTCATGCCATCTCGAACAGGTGGTACGAGCGCATTGCTTAACTGCGTCGTGCGCACTCTGAATATGCAAGTGTCAAAGACCATGCTATTGTTCCACGTGGACAGCAACTCGTTGTAGCGTTTCTTTTGGTTCGCGGCCCAACTACCTAATGTAAGGTCATACAACTTTCCAGTGGTCAGCTGCCGCAAGCGTTCAAGTGGACCCACTAGACTACTTTCGAATTCGTAGTTGGGTGAGTACTTCAGCAGCATGTCAACCATGATGACGACAGTTTTGAGCACGTTTAACGGCATTGCCTTGCAGTTGTCGCTAGGGTACCATCTTCGCAGTTGGGCCGTCAGGTCTCTTTTCTCGCAATTCTTGATGCTTTCCCCGTAAAGGTACAGCATGTTCACGATTTCTGACGAGACCACTAAGTCTGGTAAGGGACTACGAACAGCTACGTTGGATAATTTGAAGTAACCCACGTCACCCAGGTCACGTGTCATTTCCTTCGCCACTTTTTGCGTGGTAGTGCTCATGATGAAGAAGGGTCCTTTACGCCATTCGCGTGTGACTGTGATCGTGCTCTTGAAGCCCTGGATCGTACGGGCTACGTACCACCAATGTGCAGCCAATGGTTGTGCATACTCATCTTCATCGGACTCGCATTTGTAGTGCAGTGTCTCGCCCACAATCTTGAATGTGTAAAGCGTTGGTCGAAGAGAGTAATCACAAACCATGCTTTCAGGTGGCACGATTCCACACCAATAGGCGACCTCGACCAAAGGATTGGCCTCATGGAAAGC